CTTGAAAAACTCCCCGTACTCCGTGGTGAGGGCGGGGATCTCCTCGCGCAGCTTGGGGCCCATCTTCTGCGCGGCGGCGGTCATCAGGTCGAACGCCTCGGTGCCGTCCTTCGCCAGGCCCGTCTTGATGAGGTTGCCGGCGGCCGCGGTGGACTCGGCGACGTCGAACTCGAAGGTGTCCGCGAGCGCCAGCGCGGTCTTGGTCATCTGCTGGAGGTCGGCGTCGGAGGTGTCCGCCATGTTGGCGACGCTCGACTCGACGGCGGCCAGGGCGGCGCCGACGTCGTCCATGGACTCGCCGAACCCGGAGGAGAACACGGCGCCGGCGTCGGCGCCCAGCCGGCCGGCCTCCTCCTTGGTCAGCCCGAGCTCGTTGCCGATCTTGGTGGTGCTGCCGGAGATGTCCATCGCGGAGTCGAGCGCCGTGGTGAACAGGGCCCCCACCGCGAGGCCGGCCGCGGCGGCCTGGATGTTGCCGAACGCCTTCTCGACGCCGCCGGCCGCCTGCTCGGCGTCGGCGGCCAGGCCGTCGGCGTCCATTCCGACCGCTACGAGCAACTCCTCAAGAACCGCCATCGCCGCCCCCTTCCGTGAGGTCGAGGCCGCCCATGGCCTTGTTCATCGCGCGGACAGCGGCGAGCATCTCGCTCCAGTGCTGGCTCACCTTGCCGCCCCACTGCGGGATGAAATCCTGCGGCCGGAAGCGCCCCTTCGCGCTGGCCGCGTTGGCCACGGTCGCGGTGAGGATGCCGTGCAGCAGGTCACCGCGCTCGGGCCCGATCGGGCCGGTGAGGGCCTCGTAGGCCATCCACTCGGTAAGTTCCTGGCTGTCGCACGACGCCAGGAGCTCGGGGACGGTACGGCCGAGGGCGAGTGCTAGTCGGAGGTAGAAGAGCCGCTCTGGGCGGCCCCGGAGTTTCCCTTCTTCGCCTCCACGGCGTGCTTGCCGATGGCGGAGAGGCGGGTGGCGACGTCGAAGAGGCGGTCGATGATCTCGCCGTTCTTCGCCGCGAGATCCTTCACCTCCTTGTCGGTGTAGAGCCGCTGGAAGTCGGCGTCGACCAGGCACATGACCAGGAGCTTGGTGCGGGCGTCGGTCGGCAGGCGCCGCTGCATCGCACCGTTGGGCGCGGCCACGACGCCGAGGGCCTCGTAGGCGTCGCGCTCGGTGCCGGTCAGGACGCGCACACGCACCTCGCCGCCCCACTCGGGAACGGGCACGTCCTCCCACTTGCGGTCGTCGGCGGCGTTGATCTGGGCCTTGCTGAGCAGCGCCATCGGGCGCCCCTTTCGTTGCTGGAGTGGGGAGTTGGCCGGGCGGGGGTCAGGACAGGACGGGCTGCCCGGAGACCTTCCACTTGAGGCTCGCGGCGAGCTTGTCGTCGTAGGGGGCGTCCGGCTCGAAGCCTGTGAGGATCGCCTCGAACGTCCACGTCGTCGCGGCCGGATCGGGGAAGACGACCTGCCAGGACCGGGGGTCGCGGTCGTTGAAGTCGGCGATCAGGGAGTCGTGGTCGGCGGGGTCGTAGTTGACGTCCACGCTGACCTCACCGCCGTCCTTGAGGCCGCCGATGAACTCCTTCCACGCGTTCGGGGAGCCGTGGGTGGTGACGTCGATGGTGTCGCGGGACAGGCCCGGCGGCGTGAGGCCGGTGATGTTCGCGAGGGCGGTGAACACCTCCGGCGTCGCGCCGTCGCCGCGCCGGAGCTGGGTACCGAAGCCGTTGATTCCGGCCATGCCGGCCTCCTTGGTGTGCGGGGGTGGGTGTCAGCTGCCGGACTGCTCGGTGGTGATCCGGTAGCGCAGGACGAGGTGGCGGATGTCGCCGGGCGGCTCGGGGTCGGTGAGGGTCATCGCCATCTCGTACTTGGTCGAGACGTGGTGCAGCCCGGGGACGGTGAGCGGCTGGTGGTCGAGGACGGCCATGACCCGGGCGCCGATCGCGAGGGCCTCGCTGTAGCCGCGGTACTGCGACCAGACGTGCAGCGTCAGGACGGTCTGCCGGCCGAAGGCGCCGTGCCGGTTGTCGGGGGTCTCGACGGACTCGCCGATGACGACGTACGGGTAGGCCTGGTCCTCGGGGACGTAGTCGAACACCCCGGACACCTGGGCCTTGAGCTCGGCGTCGGCGGTGAGCGCCCCGTAGACGGCCGCCTGGACGGGCAGCATCGGCGCGACGGCGCTCACAGGCCCAGCTCTCGGCGGAGCTCGTCCGTCAGCCGGTCGCGGATCTTCCCGCGCTCGGCCTCGACCGCCGGCCCGAGCGCCGGGCGGGCCGGGATGCTCTTGGTGCCGAACTCGTGGAAGTGGGCGTAGTAGTCGTCCCGGTCGAACCAGCCGACCTCGGCGCGCAGGCCCTCCTGCTCGTAGCGGATGGCCAGCTTGCGCTGGAGGTTGCCGGTGTCCTTGCGGACGTTGAGGAGGGTCTCGCGCTTGATGTCCTCGGCGGACTCCTTCACCGCCCGGCGCAGCGCGGCGGTGACCTGCTCGGGCATGTCCTTGAGGCGGTCGGCGAGGTGGTCGAGGCCCTCGATGCGGATGGTGATGCCGCCGCGGGCGCCGCTCCCGGACGGGCGCTGGCGCGCCATCAGCGGTGCCGGCGCTCGTCGCGGCGCTGGGCGGCCATCTCGGCGGCGATGGCGAGCAGGGCCCACGCGTGCGCTCGGGCGGGGTTGCCGTCCGGGCGGGCGAGCTCCTGGGCGGCGGCCCGGCGGCATTCCAGCGCGTCGGGGGGCAGCGGCTCCGGGGGGGCCGGGATGACGCCCATCAGGTGCCCAGCTCGAACGCGCCGACGGTGACGGTGGTGACGGCGTCGTAGGTGATCGAGGCCCGGCCGTCGGCGCCGGCGAACAGGCGGGGCAGCGGGATGACGCTCAGCTTGCCCGCCGGGACGACGACGGTGGCGTCCCCGATCGCGAGGCCGGCGACCAGGCCCGGCGTGATGATGGTGACGGTGTGGCTGGAGGCGTCGGCGTTCTTGACGATGAGGAACCGGCCGGGGCCGACCGGGGCGCTGTCGCCGAGGGCGGTCGCCGGGGCCAGGTTGTCCGTGATGGACTTGCCGCCCGCGATGGGTACGACGTTGAGCGTGAGAGCAGCCATCAGTTCGGCTCTCCTTCCGACTGGGTGAGCTCGCAGTCCGCCCGGCGGTAGTTCGGGGCGGACGGCGAGAAGACGTGGTGGACGGCCAGGCGCTGCCCGGCGCCGCGCAGTTCGTCGCCGCGAGCAACGTCGGCGGCGGGCAGCAGGTAGACGGTGTGGGTGTGACGGGAGCCGGACTGCTGCGCGAGCATCCGGTCAGCGGCCGAGGGCTGGTCGACCTTGGCCCGGACCGTGCCGACCTGGGTGAGGACGGTGGCCTGGCCGCCGGCGCCGTCCGGGGTGGTGACCGGCCGCCACACCTCCAGCGTGCGGTTCAGGCGGCGGGCGACGCCGATCACATGCGGGCCCGGTACGCGTACAGGACCCGCCTGTCGGCCTCGGAGAGGTCCATGCCGGCGGCCTCGGCGGAGGCGTAGGTGACCGAGTGGTCCCCGAGGGACTCGGCGGACAGCCGCTCCGGGTTGTCCCAGGCACCCTTGGCCAGGCGCAGGACGATGCCGCGCACCCCGGTGGGTACCGGGGCGTGCCCGGCGGTGAAGGCGACGTCCACCGCCTGCGGGCCGTGCGGCCAGCAGGTGCCGCGCCGGTAGAGGATGCCGGCCGCCGACCAGGTGTAGTCCGCGGCCGGCCCGTGGGTGAGGACGTCGCCGGTGTCGGCGAGGGTGACGGAGGCGACGGCCGTGACGGGCCAGCGCGGCAGGATGAGGCGCGCACCGCCGTCGGCGTCGAGCAGCGCGGTAGTGGTGGAGGACTCCAGGCTCTGCCCGCACTCCTCCTCGACCGCGCCGCCCGCCAGGTCGAGCAGCAGCTCGGCCGTCGCCTCCTCGTCCGCCGTGAAGGGCTGGTCGGGGCGGCGCAGGAGCAGCCAGAGCTCCTGGGCGGTGGCGTAGGCCATCAGTCACCGGTCTCGGCGGTCTGGATCGCGGCCAGGATGTCGGCCCGCTTCGTGGCGCCGCCGAGGTCGAGGTCGTTCTCGGCGGCGTACGCGAGCAGCTGCTCGACGGTCCGCTTGTCCAGCGGCGCCGGCCCGGCCGGGGCCGTCGCCTTCTTGCCGGTCCCGGGGAGGGTGCCCTCCAGGAGTGCGAAGCCGCCGTCGACCAGCTCCTGGGCGCGCACCCGCGCGACGTCGCCGGGCACGTCGTACGTCTTGCCCTGCTCCAGCACGCCCTCAGGCGAGGCGGACAGGCTCAGCATGGTGATCCGTGCCATCGGTCCGCTCCCTTACGGCTTCACGCGGGGCTTGCCGCGCAGGACGGTGACGCCGTAGACGGCGCCGGTGGTGGTGCCGGTCACGGTGGTGATCACCCGCAGGTAGCGCTTGATGCCCTTGTAGCCGATCTTGTAGATCTGGCTGGCGGTGCCGCCGCTGGACACGGTCGGCTCCGTGCCGGACAGGTAGTCGTCGGCGACGGCGGTGTAGCCGGAGCCGGAGGAGTCGGACTCCTGGACCTCGAAGACGTGGCTGCCGTCGGTCCAGGCGCCGGCGTTGATCTCGACCATGACGGAGTCGTAGCCCGCGAGGTCGACGCCGGTGCCGTTCGCCGAGGCGGTCTTGGCCGCGGGGGCGAGGGTGACGGCCGGGTCGATGTGACTGACGAGGTCGGTACGCATGCGCGTGCCTCCTTATCTCGGGATGGGTGGGTGCGCGGCCGTCAGTTCGTCTTGAGGCGGATGAAGGCCTCGGCCTTGACGGGCATGCCGTCGGTCTCCAGCCTGCCGATGAACCCGACCTGGTTGGTCTCGGCGTACAGCTCGACG